GACAGCGAACAGGTACTCGCCCTACTCGCCGAGCGCGTCCCTGCTTGACAGCAGGTCAGCGCCGGTGTGACGATCTTTCCGCAGACGTATGCCCGCAGGCCCCGCGCTCACCGAGCCGGGGCCTGCGGCATGTCACAACCTCAGCTGTCCTTGGGCGCTGCGTTGCTGATGCCGGCACCAATCTCTCCAGGACCGAAGACCCATCCATTGCTGTCGCCATCGAAGACGACCACGAACCACCAGATCGGCTTCCCTCGGTCACGGCCCCACGAACGTTCCTTGATCACCCCATCGCGCATGCCGAGCTCGGGGTGATAGCGGTCGAACAGGCGGACGCGCATCCCGGGACGGTAGTCGTCACCCCACCTCTTCTCGGCCATCGCTCAGTCCTCCTTGCGTGGCCGCCACGCCCGCTCGTCCCCCGGTCGCAGCACCGTCTCCGGGTCCGGCCCTGTCCGGCGCTGGCGAGCAGTCGCCACAAGGACGCCGATCATCACCACCACGGCGATCACGGCCAACGCCTTCCAGCCTTCCAACAGGCTGACAAGCAGCAACACCAGGCCGCCCACGAACACCCCAGCAGCAGCATCCGTCCGCACGCTGCACCCCCTCTCACGTAGGCGACCACCGTACGGCCGGGAGCGTGATCATCGTGGCCAGACGCCGAGCCCGCACCGTCTGCTCCGTCCCCGGCTGCCCCAACCTCACCGACACCGGCCGGTGTGCCAGCTGCCGCGCCGATGCTGAGCAGGCCCGCGGCACCGCCCGGCAGCGCGGCTACGGCGGGCAGCACGAGAACAGGTTCCGGCCCGGCGTCCTCACCCGCGACCCGGTATGCGTGCTCTGCCACCAGCGGCCCAGCGTCCACGCTGACCACTGGCCGCAAAGCCGCCGTGAGCTGATCGCGGCCGGCCTCGACCCCGACGACCCGGCTAACGGCCGCGGACTCTGCGGCCGCTGCCACTCATCCGAGACCGCCCGGCACCAACCCGGAGGATGGAACACCTGATGCGTCTGACCGTCGCCGCTGGCGACCGCCGCGTCGAGATCGAGATCGACGGCCACACGCCAAACATCCTCGCCAAGGCCGAAGAGGCAGCGGCCCGGCTGATGACCGCTGGCCCCGAGCCCGAACCCCCACCCGACGACGAGCTGCCCTTCGGCTTCGCGGTGACCGGCGACGCCGGCCGCTCGTACCAGGCTGATGGCGACCATCACGCCGAATAGCCGAGGAGGCCAGCATGGACGACCAGCCCGAGCCCTGCCCCTCGATATACCCGCACGACCACACCATCCGGTGCGAGCAGGATGCCGGCCACCCGCCGACGCAGCTGCACTGCCACGGGCAAGTAACCACAGTCACCTGAATCGTCAAAGCCAGCGGCCCTGATTTAGGGCCACAATGTTCCATCGACGGTACAGTGGCTATGTGCGCACGAGATTTAAAGTCTCTTCCTGGTGACACAGGAGACGCACAAGGGTGGGGCCGATCCCGTAGGACCGGCCCCAGTGACGGACGCCGGGCTAGTGGGCGCTGAACCGCGAGTGCAGATCCAGGGCCAACTGGATCAAACCGAACACTGCGGTCCAGAAGCCCCAGTCCGGCGCTTCCTTTCTCGACATGGTCTTGCTCACCTCCTCTCCGCTGCTCGGCAACGAGGGAGGTCGACCGTCCAAAGGACCGTCAGGACTGATCCTACGCTGACCAGTTGGCAGATCCCGGTGTCGAACCACAACTTGTGGTGGCACACGTGTAGTGATTACTGCCCGTAACTACGGTGCAAGATCCCTGGGGGGGGACCCCCAAGATCAAATTTTCAGCGGACCGCCGGGGAGGGAGATTCCTCTCTGTACGGGTCTGGGAGTGCCAATTTTCATGCTCCAGTGACGCACCGTAACCATGCGCCGGGCTGCAACGGCCCGGCCGCCGACGTGCCGCAACGGCACGGAGGGGGTGATCGGCATGCCCGGTATGGGGCCTGCCCCGAAGCCGAACGCCCGGCGGCGCAACGCCACCGTGCCGATGGTCGAACTACCTGCTGCCGGCCGCCAAGGACCGGCTCCGACATGGCCACTGCTGCCCGACATCGCGCTGACGACCCGGCGCGACTCCGCGCAGCGCAAGGCCGATGACCTCGAACTCGCTCTGGCCGAGCCAGAGCTGAAGGGCCGAGCCCGGACGACCGCGCAGCGCAAGGCCGACGCGGCCCGCGAGGAAGCGGTCATCCTGACCGCCCAGCTCGCCGCCCAGGACCGCGTCGAGTCCGAACTGTGGATGGACCTGTGGAAACTCCCCCAGGCTGTGGAGTGGGAGCGCGCAGGGTGGACGCGCGAGGTCGCACAGTACGTGCGCTGGGAGGCCAGGGCTGAACAAGGCGACCTGGACGCGGCCAAGGAGGCTCGGCAGCGCGGCGATCGGCTCGGGCTGACGCCGCTGGCGATGCTCCGACTCCGCTGGAAGGTCGTGAACGAAGAAGGTGGGGCGGAACGCCCGCGGCGCCGCCCGGTATCCAGCGGCCGACGCCCGGATGACCCCCGCGCAGCACTGCACGTAGTGGAGTGACGGCGTGGGCGTCCTGATGGTGCCGGCGCCCGACAAGGAACCCTGGCCGACCCTCGGTCCCCAGGTCTGCGACCTGATCGAGGAGCGGGCTGTCCACGGCCCGGGGGCGCTGCGTGGACGACCGTACGTGCTGGACCCGGAGAAGCGGGCGCTGATCTACCGCTGGTACGAGGTGTACCCGCAGGGCCACCCCCGGGCGGGGAAGCGGCGGTTCAAGCGTGTCGGCCTGAGCGTGCGGAAGGGCACCGCGAAGACCGAGCTGGCCGCCGCCGTAACGTTCGCGGAGCTTCACCCGGACGGCCCGGTGCGGTGCGACGGGTTCGACGCGGCCGGCGAGCCCGTGGGCATGCCGGTGTCGGACCCGTACATCCCGATGGTGGCCTACACCGAAGAGCAGACCGAGGAACTGGCCTACGCGGCCCTGTACGTAATGGTCACTGAGGGCCCGGACGCGGACGAGTTCGACCCGGGCCTGGACCGCATCATGCGGTGGGGCGGCTCGGGCAGGGCCGTCCCGCTGGCGTCGTCCCCGGACTCCCGTGACGGAGCGCGGACCACTTTCCAGCACTTCGACGAGACGCACCGGTTCACGCTGCCGCGGCACCGTGAGGCGCATCAGACGATGTTGGCGAACATCCCGAAGATCATGCTGTTCGACCCGTGGTCGCTGGAGACGACAACCACATACACGCCCGGCGAGGCGTCGGTGGCCGAGGGGACCCACGAGTTCGCCGAGCTGGTCGCCTCGGGGAAGTCCACCGACCGGACGCTGTTCTTCTTCCACCGCGAGGCCACCCCGCGGCCGGATGAAGACCTGTCGGACGAGCAGCAGATCCGGGCCGCGGTCCGGGAGGCGTCGGGGCCGTCGATCGCGGCGTGGCCGGACTTCGAGGGCCAGGTTGATGCGATCGTGGCGCTCTACAACGCGCCGGACACCGATCGGGCGTACTGGGAGCGGGTCTGGCCGAACCGGCGTGTGCAGGCGGGCCGGCAGGCGTTCGATGTGGCGCGGTGGGCGGAGCTCGCTCGCCCCGATCAGCCGCGTCCCGACCGGGGCGAGCGGATCACGATCGGGTTCGACGGCGCCCAGTTCCGCGACGCCACCGCGATGATCGCCACTCACCTGGCCACCGGCTTCCAGTGGCCGCTGGGGATCTGGGAGTGCCCGCCCGGTGCCAACGATCCCGGTGGACCGGGCTGGGAGTGCCCGGAGGACGAGGTCCACGCCGCGCTGGTCGAGGCGTTCGACACCTGGGACGTGGTCCGCGTCTACCTCGACCCGCCGTATTGGGAGGGTCTGATCTCCCGGTGGGCAGGCCGGTGGGGCGACCGGATCAACGAGTGGTGGACCAACCGGCACAAGGCCATGGCCTACTCCCTGCGGGCCTACAAGGGCGCGATGCAGACCGGCGAGCTCACCCACTCCGGCGATGTGGTGTACGCCCGGCACGTGGCCAATGCCCGCAGGCGGGTGCTGAAGATGCTCGATGAGCAGGGCCAACCCCTGTGGGTCATCGAGAAGGAGCGGCACCAGTCGCCCTTGTCCATGGACGGCGCGATGGCCGGGTGCCTGTCCTGGGAGGCCCGGCGTGACGCCATCAAGGCGGGCCTGAACCGGCCGAAGAAGAGTGGACGGATGGTGGTGATGCGCTGATGGCCAGCAGCACCCTGATGGCGAACTGGCAGCCCGAGGACTGGCTGTCGTACCTCGCCCGCGCCCACGAGGCCGAGATCCCCTACCTGCGGACGCTGAATGCCTACTACGAGGGCGAACAGCCCCTCAGCTACATGCACCCGGAACTGCTGGAAGAGCTCGGTCCGCAGCTGCGGCAGGTGGTCATCAACTGGCCGCGCCTGGTGGTCGACTCGCTGGAGGAGCGCCTGGACGTGACCGGCTTCCGGTTCGCCCAGGCCGGCAGCACCGAGGCCGACGTGTCGGTCGACCAGACCACCGCAGACGACCTGTGGCGGATCTGGCAGGCGAACGGCATGGACGAGGCCAGCCAGCAGG